AAGAAAACAGGTAAGAAATAAAAAGTATATAAGAGTTGGCACTTTTTTTGTTATTCTGTTATGTTTTTGGTTTTTGAATTATGAGAGCGATCATTTATATAAGAGTATCGACCCAGGAACAAGCGCGCGACGGTTACTCGATCGGCGAGCAAAAAGACCGTTTAACTAAATACTGTGAGGCCATGAACTGGACCGTCGTCGCGACGTACTCCGATCCCGGATACTCCGGAGCAAATACGGACCGCCCCGGACTCATGGATCTGATCCGGGACGTCGAGGCCGGTAAGACGGACAAGGTCGTCGTCTATAAGCTCGACCGCCTCAGCCGGTCACAAAAAGATACTTTGTATCTGATTGAGGACGTGTTACTTAAGAACGGCGTCGACCTGGTAAGCATGAGCGAGAATTTCGACACCGGCTCAGCTTTTGGACGCGCAACGATCGGTATGTTATCCGTATTCGCTCAGCTCGAACGCGAGCAAATAAAAGAGCGTATGCAACTCGGCGCGGACGCCCGCGCTAAAGACGGACGATATCACGGAGGACCATACGCCCCGATCGGATACGATTACGCGGACGGCGAGCTCGTTATTAATCCATATGAGGCCATGCAAGTTAAAAAGATATGGACTTACGCCGAGGACGGTCTCCCGGTCTATCGGATCAGTAAACTCATGGACGCGGCCGGATACCGTCACAAATACGGAACATGGACCGATAGCTCGATCCGGTCCGTCTTGACGACTCCGGTATACGCGGGCCGCATCGTTTGGAAAAATGAAACGTACCCCGGTCGTCATGAGGCTATTATCGAGCCGGACCGTTTCGACGCTTACGATTTTAAGAGGAGAGACACCGGCAAATATAAGACGGTCAACGTCTTTAATAGGACGACGCTCCTCGGCGGTCTTATTTTTTGCGGACGTTGCGGAGCACGTTATTATTGTAAACAGAACACTAAAACCCGGACCGGCGGACCGGCTCAGCGGTATTATACTTGTTACTCCCGCGGTAAAGGCTCCCGGCGGCTCGTCCGTGATCCTAATTGTAAGAACAAGACTTATAATGTAAAGACGCTCGACAAGATGATCCTCGACGAGATCCGTAAGCTCTCCCTCGATCCGGACCGGATCGACTCCTCGGCCGCCGCGCCAGACGATAACGCCGACATTATTAATGATCGGCTCCGGGAGATCGACAACCAGGTTGAGAGACTCATATCCCTTTATCAGCTCGACGGCCTCCCGATCGAGACGCTTAACGAGAGGATCAAGACGCTCAATATCGAAAAACGGACACTCGAGGAGGAGCTCGCCGCGCCTCCGGAGCTGACTCATGAGGAGACGCGCGTCATATTGTCCACGGCCGGCGACGTTCTCGATAGAGCCGAGCCGGAGGAGCTCCGGACCATAGTCGAGACTTTGATCGAGGCGATCATTATCGACGGCGAGGATATTACAATTAAATGGAGATTTTCGTAAGGCTAATAATTACCTCCACGTTGACCGAGGTATTTATTAGCCTGTACGCTTTTAAGCGTACAAAATGCACAAAAACCGGCCTAAAACTTTGTACAGTACTCCGTCTTGTAACTATACGCTTATAAGCGTATACTATAATCAAGATAAAGATAACAAACATACAAACGGAGGATATAAACCATGTTTAAGACTAACGAATTAGATATTAACTATTTCGTAGAGCTCGCAAAAAATCACGTCGGAGAGATCCACGATTTAGAGTATCAAAGTTTTCGAGCTGAGTACGCCGGTAAATATGAGATTCTCGAGTTTACTCCCGATAATCCTCATTTCGAATATAGCTATTGGCGCTATCTTGAGGAGGACACACCAAACGGCGCGGATCTCGGTTTTTACCTGGTAAAGATTACAGACTCGAAATTCTATAACGGTAAAACGATTCGCGTACCTGTTAGCGCTTATGTTCAGAGTGACGATAAAATTACTAAAGCGCTGTTTATCAATAACGTAAACCTGGACACCGGAAAAACCTTAAAGGCTTATAAATTCGGTATCCTGGATTTTAGAAAATATAAATAAACCAAATAGCCGACCGGGAGCGGCTTAAGTCTCCCGGAGGAGGTAAAAATGTTTAAAGTATTCTTAGTAGACGAGAGTAACGGTAATTATTATAACCGTTATGAGAGTTACGATCGTTTCGATTGCGAGGTTTACGTGTATCGTCACAAATATGACGCTCCAATCGATTGTCATTACGAAATCGAGGACGTAACAAACGCCCTGGACGCTTTAAAATGACCCGGCTCCTCACCTTGTACGGCTAATAATTATTAACCCCGGACCGGTCCGGCGTCGCCACTTCTCGAGATCCTCGAGTCGGTCGGCCGGTCCACCTTTGTAAATGGAGATATTAAATCATGAGAGAATGGACAACTGGAAAATTAACAGTAAAAGAAACTGAGTACGGTTTCGACGTGTACCACGGCGGCGAGGCGATCGGCCCGATCGTAGTCTCAAGTAACGACGATAAGAACGATTATATCGAGGCTCTCAATATATCCGGCGCTTATATCTGTATCGGATGGGACGACGGGACCGGCGTCGAGGTTAGTATCGATCGTGATAGTGAGTTTTATTTATCAAATCATTATGAGGAGGCATAATATGACAGTTAAAGAATTTATCGATATTTATAAACCGCGACAGATTACCTTTATTAAGGCGGTCGCGAGAAAAGACACTTACTCTCCGGCCTATCACTTCGAATATCAAACGACCTCGATTCTTTACCCTAGCGAGGTAAATAGCTTACTCGAGTATATCGTACTTAACGACGCTCAGCCTCCGATTGATTGGATAAGCGGCTCGCCCTGGATAAAGAGATTTGAGGCGGGCGAAATGGACTCGTTACTTGTAATCAGCCCGGAGGATTTTAAATTGCTCTATACGGGCGAGGATCAAAGAAATAATATGATCGATTATATCGACAAACAAATTCGAGACCGGCGTCGTAAGATCAGTTTAAAAGAGTATCGCGAAAAGAGTAAACTCTCTCAGCGGGAGCTCGCCGTAAAAGCCGGGATCAATCTCCGGACGTTGCAAGATTATGAACAAGGCCGTAAGCCTATTAACCAGGCCGCCGCCGTTACCGTTACAAAATTGGCTCACGCGTTACAATGTAAGATAACCGATCTAATCGAGCCGGAGGAGGTTAGCAAATGACAGTAATCGAATTGATCGGTCATTTATTGACCTACCCGAACGATCTCCCCGTCGTGATCCTTGACGAGAGCGGCGAGGAGAGCCGGGAGATAAACGTCGTCGACCTGGATCGAGCGGATCGAGAGGACGCCGAGGCCGTCGTATTTTTGGCATAAAAAAAGAGCCGGAGGATTTGATCCCCCGGCTTTTTCTTAACCCATTCTTAACCCATTCTTAAACGAGCTCAAACCAAACTAAACGAGCTCAACTTATATTTAACTTGTTTATTTGAGTTGTTAAGTTATCGCTTGAGTATATCGCGATAAACAAGCGATAATCACGCGACAAGAGCCGCCCACGTGAGAGGACCGACGTAACCGTCGACTTCGAGGCCCTTGATCGTCTGAAATTTGCGGACCGCGTAATCTGTATTATCGCCGAAATCTCCGTCGGCGCCGCTCTTACCGCATGAAATCCCGAACTTATGGATTAAAAGGATCTGAACGGTCTTAACGTCGGACCCGGTCGCCCCTTTACTTAATGTTCTTATTTTCAAATCGTTATTACCTCCCGTAATGTCGACCGCCTCGCCCTCACAAGCATAGAGCGCGCAAGCGTCGACGAAATATTGACACCACTGATCGCCGCTACAACCGATTACGTCACGCTCAAATTTTTGATGATTGTTTGATCCCGCGTTAGTGTGGAAATCGTCGAGGTTAGCGTCTGAGTGCTTTTCCTCGTATCCGATATAAGAGACCGCGACGGCGACGACCTCCTCCGGAGTGACTCCCGCGCCCGCAAAATCCGGGATACCAAAACCATTTACGCGATTTTCGCCGCCGACGCTCGCATAACTGTAAGTATGCCGCGCGACACTCCCGCCGTTAGTTGTCCATTCTGAGGACGACGTATTTCCCTCGACGGTCCCGAACGTTTTAGTTTTCGGATCGACCCACTCGACAAGGCCGGTATGACAGATCCGATACTTTTTTTCGCCCGACGGTTTACCGTAAAAATAAACGGGATAGCCGACGCCCGGCGTTTTGGTCCACGCTCCGGCGTCCTTAAAGCACTGAGCGCCCTCTGGAGTATATCCGGTCATAACTTTTAAATTCTGCTGTCTGAGTAAAATCTTAGCGCGTTCTTTCGGCGTCATACTTACGACCTCCTCCGGCTCGGTCTCATTGACCGCGTACTTTTCGATAAATTCTTTACATTTGACGTGTCGCGACCAGTAAATCGAGTCCCCGACCTGGTTATCGTTCGTCCGGTCGATCTGATCCTTTGCGAGTGCTCCCATAATGTTATTAAGTGTATAATCTCCCTCGCACCGGTCGAAAATACGCTTAGCTACATTCTTACCGCCTAAATGTCGGATCTCACAATACATCATTTGAGCGCGTATATCGTCCGTATAAAGCTCGTTACAATCAGCGATAAAAGTATCCATGAGCTCGGTAAAAAGTCCGTCCTGGGCCTTGTGGCCGCTCTCAGAGTCGATTAGCGCGATCAGTACGTCGCGCGTCTCCTCGTCCGGTATCCAGTGTGTCGCGACCCAATCGACCTTTAACATAGTCTCGACCGACGGCTTGCACGTATCGAGCGACCGGAACGTCTCCGGATCCGACTCGAGGATTTTCTTAACAAGACGGCGCGCCTCATAACCGTAATTTTGAGCCCAACCGAGCGTTATTGTTTTCTCGCCCGGTATCGCCGCCCGCGGACCCGTATACGCGGCGTAATTCCGGCGGCCGTATATCTGACCGCCGGACTCGACCGCGCCGATTATATTCGTTAATACGATTAAATTTTCGGCGTTCATTATTTACCCTCTTTGATCCGTTCCTTAAGTTGTTCTCTGATCGCGTCCTTGAGCTCGTCGCCTCTGAGAGCCGCATAAGTGAAGCTGTTATTTTTCCACCACGACCAAACGGCCGCGCCGATCGTTACCAGGAGAGTAACGAGCTGATAGACGTTGTCCTCCGTAATCGGAATAGCGTCGCGCCCATAGATCGCGAGGACCTGGTTAATAAGTGCAATAACGAGGACAATCGTCCGGATAATAGTATCTGTTTTGATCTTCATACCTTTTAATCCTCCGTTTTAGATTTTTCCAAATCATCAAGTCTGTGATTAATGGCTTTGATTTGCTCCTCAATGACCGGGATTTGACGCGCGATTATGTTGTGTTCGCGGACCTCCCGCGTTAATCCCTCGATTTTGGTATCCGTTACCGCCTGGGATATCTGTAAATTTTGATTTGTTTTGTTACTCGTTATAAGTACGGTCGCGATCGTACCGATTAACGACACACCTCCGGTTATAAGCGCGACAAGTATCGACTCCGGCATAATTGGCCCTCCTCTTATATACTGTAAGATATTGTAAAATTAAGAACGAGCGTCGGATCGATTACTCCGTAAGCTCCTCCGTCGATATAACGTGATATAGTTACGAGTCCGTCGGTCGTTATCGTACATATCCAGGTCGTTAAGCCGCCCGCCGAAATGACAAAGTCAATGTTATAACTCGGCCGATATGCCGCCGGGATACCGCTCGCTATCGTTACGAGATCCTCGGAGGACGTGAACGCCGTTACGGCACTGACCGCACCTCTAACATATATCTGATTGTTTGTCTCTCGGTATTGGACCGCCTGGACGGTCGTAAACGCCGGATCAACGGTTAAATTGATCCAACCTCCGGAGCCGTTAATTATATTACTGATCGTTGATAGATCCGAGATTTGAGCGGTAAGTATTTTATTGTACGCGCTACCAGTGATCGTCTTGTCGGTCAAAGTCTGATATGTATAACCGAGCGTGATCTTATTGTTCTCGCCGTGTAATAAGTCGATCGTCTGTTGACTGAGGAGATAAACCGCGTCGAGATTATGCGGATCACTTACGACCCGTACATAATCGCCGTAATTGAACGCCTCGATATCGGCGTTTATAGCGGACAAGTCAGCCGCCGTAAGCTCGATCGTCGTATAAGGATTTACGAGCTCATTGAGACGCGTTTGTCCTTTAGTAAGCAGATTGGACGCGACCGTCACGTCGTCCCATATTTCGGAGGCGAAAACCCACCCGTATTTATTAACGGCCGTTTGGTCGTAAATATAATCGACGTGTCCGGACGTAACGCTCTCGATCGTTAAACGATGCTCAAAATCCGGATCGGACGAGTCTAGTCTCGCGCCGAGCGGGATCAATGCGGTTACTATATCCTCGGTATTGACCTCTTTAACAAAGTCGAGGAGATTTTCGCCGAACTCGATAGTTTGGTCGTTTAAATGCGTGAGCTCCGATAGCCAATTTATAACGCGCGTGTTATTAGGTCCCTCTGTAAAAATGATATATCCGCCGTGAGTTTCGAGGAGCCGCGTCTTAATGTTTTCGTATGCTGACTCGTAAGCGCTGTTTTTGCGGTTTATATAGTCGTTACTATCCGTGACCGTGATCGTCCCGACTGTAAAGCGTTTAGCCTCCTCGACCTGGGAGTTATGGGCCGTTATAATCTGAGTAAAGAGCGCCGCCGGAGTCCCTGTAAAGTTGTACGGCCGTATTATGGAGTCGAGCAAAAACGAGAGCTCGCCCTCGCATGTAAAAGTACGCTCGCCGTAAAAACTGTCTGCATGTTTGAGGACCCGGCCGCGATAGATTAACCGGTCGTCACGCTCGACCCGTATATATGTCACCCTGTCTTTTATCTGTGTGTAATAATCGTGATCCGGATACAATGAAAACGTACACGAACCGGATTTATTGACCTCGAGAGATACGGATCCTTTACCGATCGTATTATCGTCGAGACGACCATCGTAAATTAATGTTTTATCCGCAAAAATCGCATACATTAAAAAATCGCCTCCCGAAATGAGATCGTAACGGACCCGGTCCCGGAGACCGTAATCGAGTTGACTCCCGGACTAAATCGGAGATCCGGAAATTTATAAGATCCCGCCGTTAAGAGTTTGGACGTCGTTCCGTACGTCAATGTTACCGATCCGGAGCCCTCGACGGTAACGGTCGGATTTATGAACTTGTAACCCCTGTTACTTAACAGGACAACGCGCGACGTATTGGATACATTGACATTTTTAACAGTGTCATGATTTGCATATCTCCATGGATCACAAACGGCGTTTATCTTTATAATGCTATAGGCGTTGTTTGAGTCGACGTCAGCGACGGATAAACGGCCGATCATGTAATAATCCGGATAATCGTCGAGATCGACAATTTTAAGCCGTTTACCATGTAATACACCTATGATCTTAGTTATCAGTTCGACGCGGTCCGCGTGAGTACCCTCGGTTAAAATAAAGACAAACGAGGCGGCTCTCGACTGATAATGTACGACCCCGTTAAGAGAGTCTGTAAAATCGAGATCGCCGTCTCGTCCTGGGACCGATACATAATTAGTTTTAGGAGTCGGAGGCGCGATTGTTTTCTCGTTCATGATGAGACCCCAATCGTCGGCCGTCCGATACTCTCCAAATTGTACGCCTCTGAGTTTCATTAGATACCCCTCTCTTTAAGCCGATATACGTCTCCGAGCCCGCTGTCGATACGGTTAATCGTCTCACCGACGAGAGTCCCGCTATCCAGGACGATAACGCTCCTCATGTTACGTATTGCGGTCTCGAGTGCGTCGATCCGGTCAATGAGGACCGACATGTCCGACCCCCTGGTATTGGCCGAAAATGTCCCGTTGAGCTGACGATCGAACGTCGCGCCGTTAATCGGGAGTCCGGAGGATCCGACGACCTCCTCGGAGACATTGGTCTCGTCGAGTGCTGAAATTGCTCCCGCGGCCATGTCTCGAGCCGCTTTCGCCGCGTCCTTGATCTTGCTCCGGATACCATTAATAAAACCTTGACCGAAAAAGCCGCCGCTTTCGGTTGTGATCTTAGACGGCGATCCTTGCTTAATTGTGTTTTGCACCGCGGCGAGCGCCGACCGAGCAAGCTCGGCGGCTCGTGATATTGCCCCGCCGATTTTGGATCCGATACCGTTTATAAAACCTTGTCCGAAATTAGCGCCCGGCTCGTAACCGCTTACCGAACTAGCACCCGATCGAGCGTTAGTTCCGAGAGAATGACCGGCGTTATGCGCGTCCCCGGCTTTACTCCGGACGCCTCCCGCATATTGACCGCCGCTCGTTGATCCGGTCGCTTGCATATTAACCGAGCCCGCTCCGGATTTTGCCGAGTTGCCGATCGTTTTACCGGCTGTATTTGCGGCGTTTGCCGTAGAGCTTACGCCGGTCGAGAATTTAGTACCTTGCTGTTTGCCCGTCTGTTGAGTGTTCGCGGATCCGAGGCCGGTATTTGTCGTTTTGGAGATCGCCGTCGCGGTCGAATTTGCGGCCCCTGTCGTCGATGCCATACCCGTAACATAATTCAATCCTTTGGTCGAGCCGACTTTACCCGAGTCTCCGGAGTTAAGTCCCTCGTCTGTTGACGTTGCGACCTTTTTCGCCGCGTCCCGACTCTTTTTACTGCTTTTAGCGAGTCCCTCGGCGTGAGCGTCGCCGGTCTTTTTGGCTGACTCCTCGGCGTCTTTCGGGAGCTTATCGAGCTCAGCCTTAGCCTTTTCGACCATTTCTTGAGCCGCTTTAACCTGGGCCTCCGTAACTCCCGGCGTCCCTTGTTCAACGGCCTGTTTCATGAGCTCATAATTAGCGGTCAAATTTTCGACCTGTCTCTCGAGGCTCTCTTTTGTACCGGTCTCAGCCGTTATGAAATTATTCTGAGTATTGGTAAGCGCTATCGCGATTTTTTCCGAGTCGCCGGATATGATCGCCGCGCTCAATCCCTCGTAATTCTGTATCGTAGTCGAGTAACCGACGTAAGCGCTCTCGGCGTCATTTAAAGCCGTTTTAGACGTCTCGAGCGCGTCTTTCGCGGCTTGCTGACCTTTTATTATCTCCTGGTTAGACCAATAGAATTTTTCGGCCGAGGCCGGAGACTCCTCGAGGAGTCTGTTATACTGACTCAATACGTCGCCGGACTCATTGATCGTCTTTTGATATTTAGCCTCGGCGTCGCTGTACGTCTTTTGGGCTCCCATGTAAGTATTAAGAGCCTCGTTACGTTGCTGTATCGCCTCCGTATAGGCGCTCTCGGTCGCCGAGAGAGTCGCCTCAGCCTGTTTTTTAAGGATCAGATCGTCAATACTTTTACTGAGCTGACCGTTAGCATCGACGTTCTTAAGGATCTCGTCACGTTCGACGCCGAGAGCCTGGGCGAGCGTATTAATAATAAAGTTAGCCCGGTCCTCGTATCCTTTTTTAACTTGACCGTTAGAGTCGATCAGACCGTTATATTCTTCTTTTAGCTCGTCCAAATAGCCGTACTCTTTCGTAACGCTATCGACGGCTTTGTCCCTTGTGTCGGCGAGTTGATCGTAAGCGGTCTTTAAACGTTCGGCCGCCGCGACGTTGAGCTCTTGAGCGTCTGTAAGTCCGTATTCTTTTTCGATCGCCTCGTCGGACTTATTTTTTAATGTGACGAGCGCCGCCGCGAGTAATCCGAGACCGCCGACGACAAGAGTAACGGGATTAGCCATAAGCACCTCCCATAAGCCCGAGAACGCCCCTTTTAAGACTGTAAGAGACTCTATTAGCTTACCGGCTTTATCGACCGCATAAACAGTCCCTAGAGCGCCCGCGACGAGTTTAAGGACCGCGATAACCTCCTCACTATGATTGACGATAAAGTTAAAAAGGTCCGCGATCGATCCGGCGAAATCTCCGACTTTTTCACCGATCTTGTCCCAATCGAGCGAATTGAGCCCGACATTCATATCGTCAATCGCTCCCCGGATCGAGCCCTTAGCCGAGTCGAATACGTTAATCATTTTTGATTCTATATTCGACTTTAAGAGCTTGAGAGATCCGGCGACGTTGTCGTTCATGGTGTCCGCCATCCCTTTAGCCGCGCCGTCACAATCCCGGAGAGACTCCTCGAAATCGGCGGCCTTATCGACGCCGTCGTTAAGGATCAGATTAAGTCCTTTGGTCGAGTCCGAGGTAAATGTCGCACTTAAAGCCGCCGCTTTTTCGGCGTCGCCCATTCCCTCGGTTGCTTTTTCGACGTCCTTAAGGATATCCGTAAGATCACGATAATTGCCGCTTGCGTCCTGGACTGCGACCGTCGTATCGCCGATCTTGATTTTGCCGTCCTCCATTTTAGCGGTAAGATCACGCATAACGGCCGAGAGCGCCGTACCCGCCTCGGATCCTTTAAGTCCCTGGTTAGCCATCGCCGCGAGGAGACTCGTAACCGTCTCGACGTCTTGACCGGCCGCGTTGAGATTTGCCGCCGAGTTTTTATACGCCTCGCCGAGCTGTTGAGCCGTTGTATTAGAATTAGCTTGAGCGTATGCGAGCTTATTCGCAAACTCGGCCGCTGTCATTTCGGAATTTGAGAACGCGCTCAAATAGTCCGTAACCATATCGGACGCCTCGGCGAGTCCCATACCGGAGGCCGCCGCGAGATCGAGAACGCCTCCGAGCTCACTTGTCGCTTTTTCCACGTCCCAACCGGCGAGAGCCATATAACCGAGAGCGTCGGCCGCCTCGCTCGCCGAGAATTGAGTCGTTTCGCCGTAATGCTTAGCGGTCTCGGTCAACTTGTCGAGCTCGCTCCCGGACGCCTTGAAAAGCGCCGCATTATTTGACATAGACGACTCGAACGCCATACCGACGTTTAAGGTCTCTTTTGCGAGATCGACGAGCCCGTCGACGGCTTTACGGATCAAGTCAGCCGCGAGGATCGAGAGAGTACCTTTTAATACACTAAACCCCTCTCCGGCTTTTTGCGCTGAGTCGTCGACCTTGTCGAGACTTTGATCCAGGTCGTCCGCGGCTTTATCGAGATCGGACATTTTGGTCTTGTTTTCGGCGAGATCTCCGGAGAGCTCCCGGATCTCGTCCGCGAGTTTCTCAGCCTCATCGGAGTTTTTACCGTATACAAGGACCGCATTTTTATATTCGTCCTTGAGACGTGCGACCTCCCGCTCCTGGTCACTCATGGTATTAGTAAGCTCCTCGAGCGCGGTCGTCTTATGTGTCGTCTCCTCGAGAGCCGCCTCGTAAGTCTTTAGCTTGCTCTCGGTCTCTATAATCTCGCGCTGAAAAGCCCGAAACTGATCCTCGCCGATCTCTCCGGCCTTAAATTTCGCCGTGACCTGTTCCTCAGCCTGTCGGAGAGCGTCGAGCTTTGTTTTAGTGTTCTCAATCTGAGACGTCAATAATTTCTGTTTCTGCGTGAGGAGCTCGACGTTATCCGGATTAAATTTTAGAGCCGTATTTATTTGTTTGAGCTCTTTTTGTAGACTCCTCGACTCTTTTTCTGAGTTTTTGAGAGCCGTACTTAATTTACTTGTATCGCCGCCGATCTCGACGGTAATACCTTTTATATTTCCTCCGGCCATATTTATCACTCCTCTTTAGTCTTGCCGAATTGATCCCGGAGTCCTTTACGGTCCGGCGCTGTTTGCTCGAGTCTGTACGCGTTATCTAAATATTCTCGACCGGCCTCCGTCATACTCAAACGTGAGATAAAAGCGTCCCTCCTATATCGCAAGTAATCGATATAATCGAGATCTTCGACCTCTAAAATCGTTAATCGCGTATACTCGGCGACCATATGCTCCCAATATGTAGTAACGTCATAAGCGGCCCCGCGATTATCCTCGAGCGGATAATACGGGAGCTTTAGTTTTTTGAGTTAGCTATTTCGGAGACAAACGTCGCGTAAGTCTCAAAAAATGCGACCAGGTCCTCGAAATCGAGGCAAGCGGCCAAATTTTCGCCGGTAATGACCGTAGCGGATCTGTTACGGCTCATAAGACGAGCGCAAAAGTCATAGAGCGCGTTAAGATTTTCCTCGGTCGGCATATCTCCGGATATTTCCGGGAGGATCTCCGTAAGCTGTGAGAGGAGTCTCTTTGTCGGTGTCATGACCTGTAAACGTGTTTTTTCGCCGTCCGGTAATACGATCGTGAGATAATTTTTTTTGATCTTGTTAAAATCAAGTACGTTATTAGACATTTGTCCTCCTATCTATGCCAAAAAAGACGGAGAGCTACGGCCCTCCGTCCCA